GGAAGAGAGAAAAGAGAGAGAGGCGTGGTAATCTTAAATGTGCATGTATGCATAATTAAGTATTTGATTTAGTGTAACTTTGTAATTCAAAGTAAAAAAGATTTAATTAACGCGCATGCGAGGAAGAAAACAAAAGCCAAACGAAATAAAGGAAGCTCAAGGGACTTTACAGCCATGCAGAGTAAAAAAGGATTTAATTAAACCTACCATTGAGCTAAACGTCCATGCACCAGAGGAACTAAACGAATGGGGCGCAGCTTTATATGAAAAAATAATGACAGAATATTCGCGCATTGGCCTAGTTAGCGTTTTAGATACTGGCTCACTTCTTATATTATGCAATGAATTTGGTACTTATTGCGAGGCTGATGATGTTGTAAAGGCTAAAGGCATGGAGGTTGAAGAAGAAATTTACAATCAAAAGGGTGAAATATCAGGCACTAGAACAATATTGAATCCAATGTTAAAAGCTCGTAATGATGCGTTTAAGAATTATAAGTCAATGTGTACTGAGTTTGGATTGTCACCAAGTAGCCGAGCAACATTAAGCGTACCAGAAAAACAACAAACAGATGAAATAGGAGAATTGCTAAGTTGATTAATCGTATTTTTACGATAAAACAAAAGCCCATAAACATTGAGAAAAATGCGAATTAACCACCGACAAAACAAAACTAAATGACCAAAGGCGAAAGATATATTCAAAACATTTTAACCGGTAAAATTAATCACGGCGAATGGATTAAGCTATTGTGTGAAAAGCATGTAAGCGATTTAGAAAACTCAATAGAATATTACTTTGATAAAAAAGAGGCTGAAAGGTATGTGAAGTTTATAGAAAAATTATCCTTAACAAAAGGTGAGTGGGCTGGTAAGGATTTTATTTTAGAAGATTGGCAAGCGTTTATTATTGAATCAATTTTTGGGTGGAGGCATAAACAGACAAACTACCGAAGATACACAGAGGTAACAATTAATGTAAGTAAGAAAAACGGAAAAACAGAATTTGCGGCGGCTATTGCGGATGCAGTTTCTTTGCTAGACGGCGAACATGGCGGCCAAATTTACATGGCAGCAACGGCGCGCGACCAGGCAAGTTTATGTTTTAATACGGCAAAGGACATGTTATCGTTTAAGCCTCAATTATTTTCTAGGTATTTTACACCAATGGCAAATGCTATATTTATTCCAAGTTTATCAGCAACAATAAAGGCTATAAGTAGTGAAGCGTCAACGGCGGAGGGTAAAGGTGCAAGCTGTGTAATTTACGATGAAGAACACGAACAGAAAGATAATGAGCTAAGAAAAAACCTTCGCTCAGGTATGGCAGCAAGGACACAACCTTTATTTATTTCAATTTCTACTGCTGGAGTTGATAAGACAAAACCTTATTTTAAACACCTAGAAAAGTGCAAAGCTATTTTATCGGGCCACGCAACAAACGAAAGGCACTTAGTAGTAATTTATGCAACGCCTGAAAAAATGAATTGGGAAGATAAAGAAACCTGGAAGATAGCAAACCCAAATTATGGTATTTCTGTCAGAGAGGACTTTTTAGAACTTCAATATATTGACGCAAAAAACGACCCTAGCTTACAACCTAATTTTATAACCAAACATTTAAACATTTGGGCAGATTCAGCCTCTACTTGGATTGATAGCAAAGTATGGAAAGCACTAGACCACGAATTAAAAATAGAAGATTTTGAAGGCGAGGAATGTTATTTAGGTTTAGACTTAGGAGAAACGGGCGACTTTTCAGCACTCTCAATAGTTTTCAATCGAGATGGCAAGTTTTATGTTTTTATGAGATTTTGGATTCCTGAGATAATGGCAGGTAAACGTACGCGATCCGATGGATTAAGATTTAAGGATTGGGCTAAACAAGGATTTATCAAACTAACAGACGGCAATAGTACAGACTTTACTCGAATTGAGGAAGATATAGCCAGATTGAGCAATAAGTTCATGATAACCTCACTAGCTTATGACGGTGCCTATGCTCAAATGTTAGTCACTAGATTAATAAATGAATGGGGTATTAATTGCCGACCATTCAAACAAGGGATTACAAGTGTAGCCGGTCCGACCAAATATTTACATGAGTGTATTTTAAAATCTGAACTCCTGCACGACAATAACCCAGTAATGAATTGGATGATGGCTAATGTCATGGTTTGGACTGATGATGCAAACGGAAACTATAAGATTCATAAGGGTAAGTCTAAAAATAAGGTAGACGGACCAACTGCCCTAGTTAATGCAATAGGGGATTATATGATAGATTATTCAAACAATTACGGTAACGACAATATAATAATAGTATGAGAGCAAAAATCACCACTAGAAAAGAGTATTTTTTTAGACACTTTGAATTATCTAAGGATAAAAAACAAGAAGATGCATACAAGCAATTAGAGGCCGAGTTCTATGAAGATAATGGCAGAAACCTTTACACTACTTTTGAGTCCTTTAAAGTGAATAAAACCAAATATTACAAGGATAAAAATAATAGATAGGGTAACTTTTTAATTTTTAGTTACCGACTTTTGACACGTTCTATTCAAGTTCAATCTAAATTTGTTCTTGAATATGGGCGTATTAGACTTATTTAGGCGTAAGAAAATGGAACCTGAACAAAGGAGTATAAGCTCTTTTCAGGGGATGCCGACTAATTTTACCGACTTTTCAACCTTTATGAATAGTTGGTTTGGTGCTTTTCAAAATAAGGCTAATGTATCAGTTACGCCCGAATCTTCATTAACACTTTCAGCTTTTTATGAGTGTGTAAATGCAATTAGTGAAGATATAGGTAAGTTGGGTTTTGATGTTCTATTAAAAAAGAACGGCAATTTTTACCCACTACCAAACAACCCAGCAACTAGACTATTTAGTATAAGGCCAAACGAGTTTACAACACCAATTGTTTTTACTCAAACATTATTAAAATCTGCATTAATCCGTGGAAATGGATATGCATTTATTGAGCGTGATGAAAACGCAACTCCTATAAATCTTTATTGGCTCCGTGATGAATGTGTAAACCCCGTTTTAAAGGGTAGAAAAATGTTTTATATCGTTAACGATGTAACGGCAGAAATACAAGACACATTTGGAGGTAATGACATTCTACATATTCGCGGAATGGGTGACGGCTATATAGGCAAGTCGGTTATTGGGTATGCAAGTGAAAGTATAGGCAAAGCAATAGCTACTCAACAATTTGGGGCTAAGTTTTTCGGGCAAGGTGGTTTTAATCTACTCCTTAAATTCTTAACTATCAAAGATGAGGCTAAAATGAAGCAAGCAAAAGAGGCTTTCATTAGAACCTTTGAAACGGATGGAGTTGCAGCAACAAATCAAGGCTTAGAAGTTGAAAGAATAGCAGTAAATAATAACGAAGCTCAATTCATAGAATCTCAAGATTTTAACGTGGCAGATATTGCTCGTTGGTTTAGGATGCCATTATTTAAACTGCAAAAAGATACATCAGCAACTACCGAGGCTCAAGAAATAGCGTATGTAAACGATTGTTTAATGCCGTGGATTGTAAGACTTGAGCAAGAAATAAGGGCCAAACTTTTAAAGGAGAACGAAAAGTATTTTTTAGTACCTCACTTTGATACTTTCATGTTATTAAAAGGAGATTCACAAGCTCAGGAACGTAGGGCAAAAACTATGTTCATGATTGGAGCTTTAACCCCAAATGAAGGTAGAAGAATGTTTGATTTAAATACAATCGAACAAGAGGAATTGAACTTAACTTATTTACCTGGCAACATGATTATAAGTAACGAGGTTAAGGAATTTTGGCAAAGTAAAACAATGGACCCTAGCAAAATTGATTTAGCTAGTGTTGACGGAAGCGGAAGCGGTAACGTAAATAATAATATTAAGTAATGGAAAAGGAAATAAGAAGTATTACCGGCAATGTAGAGTTGCGTTCAGAAATGGAAGGCGAAAAAGAATACCCTATTATTGAGGGTTACGCTTTACTATTCGACCAAGAAACATTCATTGGCGGACGTG